CGTTGCTTGTCTTGCGCCAGAACCACCACCGCCACCTGCGCCAACAAGAATGACGCGAACCCATTTTGCAGTTGCTGGTTTAGTCCATGTAAAAGTACCCGCGCTTGTATATTCGTTTACGGTAACCGAAGAACAAGCAAGAAAATTATCATCTAATTCTTGCAATGGAATTGGACTAGTTTGGCTTGCAAATGCATAAGGAACTATTGCCATGATTTACCTCGAAATTGGAACGCTTCTATTTGCGGACTGATACGCCGCCCAAATTGTATTTTTATTGGATGCTAAAAATTGCGTTGCGCTCTGTGTATCAATTGCGCTCATGCTTGCAATATAAGTGCCGTTATTTGTAAAGCCATTATTACCCATACTTGCGGCAGCTTGTTGCCATGAACCACTTGGAATAACTGTGCCGGGCGTGTTTGGTACAAACAACTCTGCGCCATTTTCACCAACAATAGTTGGTCGATCAACATAACCGCCTGATGCTTTGCCGCTCATTAATAAATTAGCGAAAGAACCCATGCCGCCTTGGTTAATAGAACCACCACCGCCAAAAATTGCACTCATTCCCATTTTAAATAAACCAGTAGCTTGCGCTTGCAAACTCATAACTAATAAATTTTTAATTATGCTTCTAGTTAATTCACCAAAATTTAATTTTCCAGTTTCAACAAAATTACGCAATGCTTCATTCATGCTACCCATTACCATTTGAAATGCTTCCCTGCCGCGATCTGATGCGCGTTCTGATGCTTCAGTATATCTTCTGAATGCCTCATCCCAACCAGCCGCCCATGAGCGTTGGCGTTCATAATCTGCATCCAAGTTTTGCTGTCTTACTTCATTAACTCTACGCATAGAAGAAATTTCTTGCATTTCATTTTCTTCTATCCATTTTACTTTTTCATCAAAAAGTTGTTTTGCTTTTTTATGTTCTTCAGGTGGCGCAAGTTCTAATTGTTTTTGCGCCTCTCGCATTTGCTCCATGTATTTTTGTGTGGTTTCATATTCTTGCCTTGTTAAATCTAATTTTAATTTTTTATTATCATATTCTTGCGTTGATAAACGATATTTTTCGCCTTGCAATTCAAGTTCTTTTTTATCCCAATATTCTTTTTGAACAATAATTGCGTTTTCTACTGATCCCAATTCTTTAGCTTGTTTAATTAAAACATTATATTTTTCAATCATCTTATCTCTAGCGGATAATTCCATTGTCCTTTTTTGTCCGCCTTTATCGCTTTTTAATTCTGGAGCAACTTCACCATGTTCACCACCACTTCCTAAAAATGCATCAGCAGCACCAAAAGTTGCCATTGCAGCACCAAGCATTCCTAATGCTGAAAGCCAAGGATTGGAAGCTCTAATAATTGCTAATGCTGTCCCTAGTTTAATAAGTCCATTTACAGCAGTAACACCAAATGCAATTCCCATAGCAATGCCTAAAGCCTGAAACGCTTTAGTAATTGCCTCTACTCTATCTTCGGTAGGAATTTTATTAAATAAATCAACAACAGGCTTTACAGCAAGCAAAGCAGCCATTTCAATTTCATGAAATAAGTCTTTTACTTTTTGTGATGCATCTGCCGCAGCTTTAATTGCTGCTTCTTGGTCTTTATAATGCCCTGCTAAATCTTCAGCATTTTTAGACATTTGCGTAAAATCTACGCTTTTTGCAGCTTTGCCAAACAAATCCATTGCCAAAGCATTTCGAGTTGTCACATCTCGAATTTTTGCTAAACCAGCAAATGATTTATCTAATAATTGTTGATTAGTTAAAAAACCAAGATCATGCGTTGATATGCCTAATGCTTTAAATGAATCACGAAGTTTATCGCTACCTTGTGCAGCATCATTTACTGCGCCTGTAAATTTAGTAAAAAGAATATCTATTTTGCCAGCATCGCCTCCCGACAATTCTAATGCGTGTCTTAATTCAAGAATTTTGCCTGTGGTAACTTCATTAGCATCTGCCAAATCTTGAATTTCATCTGCGGAATTAATGGCATGAGCAGCAAACCCAACAAAAGCAGCACTTGCCGCAGCAAAAGCAATTTTTAAACCTTCGGTTGTTTTTTGTAAGTCTTTTAAATTTTGTTTAAATTCCTTACTTTTTTGTTGAGCCGCATCAACGCCTTTGACAAATTCTTTTGTGTCAAGACCAAGAACTGCACCAAGTCTGGCAATTACGCTCATTTTTGATCCTTAGAATTTTTGCTTTTATACTTTGTGATTTTTTTATTTAATTCATCGCTTAATGTTTGCAAAACTGATGATTGATTAGATTCCAAAGCGGGTCGAATAAAAGGATTGCCAGCTTTGTTTGCTGTGCCAAATTCTTCACCTAATGAAATTTTTGATCTTTTCACAGATACCATTGCTATTGCTGCATCAGTTTTATAAATATATTTTGATTGTAAATCTCTATTGTTTGGTCGCCTTGCTTCAACAATTATGCTATCTCGCATTCTTCCAGTATTAACTCGCGCTAAACTTTTCGCAGAAGGCAATGTAATTTTCATTGCGTTTCTAAGCGCAGGTATTAAAACTTTTTTATTGACATCGGTATAACCGAAATCATTTCCCATTTCAGTTAAGACTTTATCAAAATCATCAAAACCATAAGTTTGCATTTTATATTTTAGGCTTTAGTAAATCAGGCACATCAGGCTTGGTAGCCATAAAAGTTAATAACTGTTCATTTACTAAATTGCGTTTTTCTTCGTCAGTTAATGGTCTATAAATGTATTCGTGCATTATTCCTAAAACATCTTTTAATGTATAGGCTTGTGCGTTTTGACTTCTAATATAATTAAACACACCAGTTGTTAGTGCGCCATTAACATTTATAAGTGCTTTGTTTCCAAACAATCCATCATTTAATGCGACCATTACTAATTCAAAATCATCCTCGCCCATTGCATCTGGATTTGCGCCATGAGCAAGCATATAAGCTCTTGCTTGCAGACGCAATGAGCCTATTAGTTTTTTCTTGTTTCTTCGTATCCGGGCGAAATAACTTCAGCAATCTTCCGCATTAATTCCAACTGCACCGCAAAAGGAAATTCCGCATTTACATCTTCATAAGAAATTTCATTCATATCAAATCCTTCTTGCGCTGGTACTAGCAAGCGGATTAATTGCAATATGCGTTCTTCAGTTTGTGCCGTTAATTGTGCAAGCTCTTTAATTGATTTTCCGTCAACAATTAAATCATTATCAGTTATTTGAATTTTTTCTTGATCTTCAATTTCGCGCAATGGCTTTGACATTTCTTCGAATTTTGCTTCACTATTTACCGCCGCAACAACTCTGGAAATTTCTTCCATTTCGGATGCAAGCGGAACGCGAACACGAAAATTTTGACCGCCCAAAGTAAATGAGCGGATTCTAATATTTTGATTAACATTAAGAGCGTTTGATAATTTCATGTTTTATCCTTTTTTAATAATGCTATTGTATATTTCATTGTTCAAATCATTGACGTATTGAACAACTTCTTCAGGAGACATCTTATCGGCATGGTTGGCAGCAATTGCGTGAGCCAATGAAATGCCTGTAAGTTTTTGTTGCGGAAAACCGAACCAGCTTTTCGGTGCTGTTAATGATTGCTCAAGTAAATACCCAAGCAAATCGCCATTGTTGTTTATTTGTGTTGTCATATTTTCTCATATAAAAACGCCCCCGAAGGGGCGAATGTTTTAGTTGTTTGACCAGCCGTATTGATTGCCGCGAGGGTGAATCGTAAAAATGCACTTAGCCTCTGCGCCGGGTTGCGCGTCTATTTGAAACTGCGATACGCGACCATTAAACGCATAAGCGACCGTATTAGAACCATCAACCGCAGCAATAGCAAATGTGCGATCTACTGTGCCGCTATAAGCGTCAGAACGAATTTGCAGCAGCGCAGTATCCGATGGATTCCAAGCAGCCGTAATTGACAAAGACGTAGGCGCAGATTGAGTTGGTATCTTGTCCGATTGACGCGAACCAGCAACAGAAAAATTTGCTACTGCATCATCTTGACCAAAAGCCGGAACCGCTTCAACTGGCAGCAAAATGCCATTTGCGCCTGTGCCGTTTGCCGATGTACCTACAATTGCAGCAACTTGTGCTGTCCACACAGAAAGGTTAGCAGTAGTCAAAGGCGTTGGTGTAGCCGCTGATTGCATCCACATCGACGCCGAAAAACCGGGTAATATTTTGCTTGGAATAGCCATGATATTTTCCTGTTAGACGTTGTTAGACCAGCCGTACTGATTAGCGCGAGGATGTATAGTAAACATACATTTTGCTTCAGCACCGGGTTGTGAATCAATTTGAAATTGGCTTACGCGACCATTAAAAGCGTAATAAACAATATTTGAACCTTCAGTCGCAGAAATCACAAAAGTTCTATCTACTACGCCGCTATAAGCATCACCGCGCATTAGCAGCAAATTAGTATCATTAGGATTCCATGCCGCAGTAATTGACAAACTTGTCGGTGCTGATTGCGTAGGAATTTTATCCGATTGCCTTGTGCCAGCCACCGAAAAATTTGCAACTGCATCATCTTGCCCGAATGCTGGAATTGCTTCCACAGGCAGCAGATTGCCAATTACAGCAATTGGCGAAACACTCGCAACAAGTGCCAATTGTGTAGTTGTCAATGGCGTTGGCGTTGATGTTGGTTGACAATACAAACTTGCCGAAAAGCCGGGTAATACTTTATTTGGAAGTGCCATTTTTTATTCCTCGAAAAGTTAAAAGTTATGTCGGAATATCCAAAGTGCAAT